GCCACGGACTTGATCCAGAGGATCATCTGGTGGTGAAAAATACACAGGAATTTCTTGAGGTGGTGAGTAAGATGGCATTGAAAAAACAGCAGATTATGGGAGTGAAGGCTCGCACTAAGAAAATTTTTTATGAAAATCATTGAAATGGAACGTTAAAAAATATTTACTCTGACATATTCAAAATGTAACAAAAACATGAATGAGAAAGGATGGTTTTATGAAGTTTGAATTTGGAAATAATATGGAGCGTCATCCGTATAGACCTCTGTCAGAGGCTGAGAAGCAGGGACTGACAGAGGAAGAAATATTCCGAAAAGAGTATGGATTATATACAGATTTCGTTTATCACCGTAAATGGGTTGAAAAATTTAAAGAGATTTACGGACGTGAGCCAGAACCGCATTAATTACAGCTTGGTCATGATTTATACAGGTTGAATAGCAAGCTTCCATTATATCGCTGGCTGCTGTTCGGATGATTCCTTCGAAATTTTCTGGAAGATTCTTATTAACATCAGGATCATTAAAAATATGAATGGAAAGATTATCCTGAAGTATTTGAAGATCAGTGGAAAAGTTTTCAGAAGTATCATCTTGGATTTTTGCTAAAATAGCTTTCATTTGGCTTTGCTTAATCATGATAAAAAACCTCCTATGCATTTAATAAAGTAAGAATAACACAAGGCGGTGATAAATACGAGCATAAAGGAAAAAAAGCCAAAATATTCAAAGGTTGGGAAAAAGATAAAAAAGGGGCTGATTGACAAGAACATGACAGCAAGGGAGCTGGCAGATCAGGTGGGAACCAGTCCACAGTATTTAAATAAGATCATTCATGGAGTCAGACCAGGAAATAAGTATCTGGCAGAGATCGGCAGAATATTAGAAATTGACCTTGCAGCATGAAGGGAGTGGGAAGATGGCTGAGGTTTATATAAGTTTATCGGAAGCGGCAGAACTGGAGAATATAAAATATAACACACTTGTTCAGCAGATAAAAAGAAATCCCGAAAAATTTCAACTTCGAAAAGAGCAGCGCACAGACGGTGGAAAAGATTTATCCATGATCGCTCTTTCATCCTTATCCAAGAAAGCTGTGGCTGCATATAAGGAGCGTCAGAAGCTTGCGGAAGTTCCGGCTGTTTCCGGTATGGAAGAGGTTGCGGTGAGTGGGGAGAGCGAGATGCCGTGGTATGTGAATGAAGATGTGGACTACTTCATGGAGCAACACAAAACCGAGTGGTACAAGGCAATGGAACTGGGAAACATTATCCGGGAGTTCCTTGATTACGACAGCGCAGGGCGGACAGAATTTGCCGAACACTTCGCACAGGAGCGGCTTGGAAAAGGAAAGCGGACGCTATACCGGTACGCAAAGAGTTATCTGGAAGCCTCAGCATGGGCGGATAAGTTCCACAAGGAAGATGGCGGCAATTATGAATTTTACAAAGTCTTGTGCCTGTGCCGGAAACCGAAGGAAGCCGGCACATTTCCAAGCTTCTCAGCAGAGGTAAAGCAGGTGATCCTTAATATCTGGTTTAATAAGGATTTTGCCAGAAACCAGGGGACAAGGGAAATGCTTTATACAAAGCTTCAGGCGGTGGCTTCGGTTAACGGATGGGAAAGGATTCCATCGTATCAGTCGGTTGCACGGTATATTGCCCATATCATGTCAGACGAAGGAATGCGGAATGCATGGTATCTGGCAAGTCGGGGCGAACGTGAATATAAGAATAAAGTCATGGTCAAGGGCGAGCGTAATACACACGATCTCAAGGTGATGCAGGTGGTCATGGGCGACGAGCATACCTTCGACTGCTGGGTTGCCTATGAGAATCCAAACGGCAAGGTCACAGCGATCAAGCCGCATCTGGCAGCGTGGGTGGACATCCGGAGCAGGATGATCATCGGAGATGTTATGTGTAAGGATGCTAACAGTGACGTCCTGAAGGAATCACTGTTGAAGATGATCTATCACGATGCGGAGAGTGTACCGGAATGCATATACATAGATAATGGTAAAGATTACACAGCCAAGAACATGACCGGATACGACAGAAACGACCGCCAGAGGACAGGTTTTGATGATGCCACAGTGGGATTTTACAAGTCAATCGGCATTCAGGACTATCACAGAGCTTTGCCTTATTACGCTTGGACGAAAGGACAGATCGAGCGATTCTTCGGTACTGTGTGCAAGAGATTTTCCAAATGGTTTACAAGCTATACCGGAACACTGACCGGTTCCAAGACATTTGCCAAGGTGGAAAAGGACATTGATGGAATGCTGGAGCGCGGCGAACTGCTGACGATGGACGAGTTTTATAAGGCGTGGACAAATTGGCTGCAGAACGAGTACATGGTCAAGCAGAGCGGGGCACTGAAACGTCAGGGAGAGAAATACACGACACCGAAAAGCTGTTTCGACAATGAAGAGAGATATTATAAGGCAGCTCCACCAAAGAGTTATGCAACGATCCTGATGATGAAATCAGAGCACAAATTTGTTTATAACGTTGGAATCAAGCTTGGTGGATACACCTATCGGTCGGATGAACTCTGTACCTATATTAATGATTATGTGGATGTTAAGTATGATCCTCATGATATGGCGACCATTTATGTATTCCGGAACGGAAAACAGGTTTGCGAAGCCTATTCACAGGAACTTCTGGTATTCGCTTCTGAGAATGGCGTGGAACAGAAAGCCCTTAAGGAACATCTGGCACGGCAGAAGCGTCAGATTGCGGCTGACCGTAAACGTCTCGAAGATGCAAATGTACCATTTACGGAGATTAACGATCAGTACAAAGGCTTTAATGAAACAACAGGCGGCATCGATCTGATGATCGGTAAGAAGTCCAAGAAAAAGGACAATGTTGTGCAGATGCCGGTGGATAACACCTATAAAAATGGATTCCGTGGCGGAAAACAGCAGACAGAACAGCCGGAGGAAAATGAATACATGGCGCGTAAGGCAGAAGAAGCATTGAAAGCACTGCGTGCGTTATAATCAGAATTTTTGTCACAAAAAAACGAGAAAGGATGGGAAATTTTATGGAGGCATTAAAGACATATACACAGGAGAAAACACTTGCGGAGCGTGTGAATGACATTTTGGCGGAGATCAAAATGACAAAACAGGAGCTGGCAATGCAGCTTAACATTTCAAGATCTGCAGTGAGCCAGTACCTGAATGGTAAATACAGTTCCAACCCGGAAGCAATCGAGGCGAGACTGAGAGATTTCGTTTCAAGCTACGATAGGGGCGATGATGTCGTGGAACGACCGGAAGCATTTTTAAACCGTGACAGCGAAGTGGTTGGCAGTGTGAAGCCTAAGATTGAGAACTTTGAATCCACAGATTACGTGCAGATCATCGGTGTGTGCCGGAGCTGCCAGGAAGATATGGCACTGGGAATCATCGTTGCAAAATCCGGTTATGGCAAGACACATGCCCTGCGGAAATATGCCACCATGCCGCGCGTCATTTATATAGAAGGAAATGAAACAATGAACTGCAAGGATATCATCCGCAGGATCGAGGGCAAGATTGGAATGCAGCGGAGCTATGGCAGTATTGATGAACGCACAGAAAAGATCATTGAGTTTTTTAATATCAATCAGGGATATCTCATCATCATGGATGAAGCGGACAAGCTTATTAATAAGTACACTCAGAAAAAGATCGAGCTGCTCCGCAACATTACCGATGGCGCACATGTTGGTCTGGTGCTTGCCGGAGAACCTATCCTTGAATCACTTCTCAAGACGTATGATGCTCGTTTTGCCAACAGGATGGATTTTTACTATAAACTCCGTGGTCTGTCGGTGGAAGAAGTCAGGGACTATCTGGAAGGATACGACATCGAGGACGGTGCGATGGAGGAGTTCATCAGCCGGGCACGGAATACACAGACCGGATGCTTCCGACTGTTGGACAGAACCCTGAACAATGTGATCCGCATCCTGAAAGACAGCGGTCAGACAAAAGTAACTATGAAGGTAATCAGTCAGGCATCGAACATGATGATGCTGTAAAAGGACGGTGAGCCTATGAAAAAAGGAATTTTAACACTGATCATGGCATTAGTTGTTGCGGTGCAGCCGGTGACGACATCGGGAGAACCGGAACAGGATGTTGAGCCGGATCGCATGGAAGAAACAACAGTGGAGGTGCAGGGACAAGTGGAGATTAGCAGTGTAAATGGGATTAATATCTTTAAACTGCCGGAAGAAACGGATATTCCGGAAGAATACCAGAACTACTGTATAGAAATCGGAAAGCAGTATCACATCTGCCCGGAACTTTTAATGGCGATGATCGAACAGGAGAGCTCCGGCAGGGCAGACGTTGTGAATGAGACTGGAGACACAGGACTTTTACAGGTAAATCCAAAGTGGCATAAGGAACGGATGGAGAGGCTTGGAGTGTCGGATCTGACAGATCCATATTCGAACATTCTCGTGGCAGCGGATTATCTGGAAGAGCTGTTTCAGGAAAGCGACGGCGACATTTATCTGGTGCTCATGAAATATAACATGAAACACGGAAGGGCAGAGGAGCTGTTCTATAAAGGAAAGTTTTCAGAGTATTCCGTTCTGGTGGAGCACAGGGCAAGGGAACTGCAGGAGCTGCACGGCATTAAGGGAGGCAGGTCATGATAAGGAGAATATTAATCGAGATGGAAGCAGAAGGCTCAGAAGCACTTTTACCGGAGATAATGAGAATGGTCATGCAGCATATGGATATGAATGAGCGATTCAAAATCGACCAGAGCATCATGCCGGATATTCTTCCCGGAAAAAATTCCGGGATAAAGATACCGGAATATGTGCAGCGCGGAATGACACTACGCGAAGAGGGTGTGCAGGAAAATCTGCTTTTTAATGGAAGGAGTGTGGCAGACAATGGCTAGTCCTACAATCAGAATGCTATGGGGAATCGCAAAGTCCCCGGAACTTGGAATGACGGATGAGGAACTTCACCTGCTTGTACTCTCGCACACCGGAAAAGACAGTATCAAACAGTTGAATAAAAGGGAACTGGGTGTGATGGTCTCTGTGCTTGCAGGGATGAAAGATTCCAGTACAAAGGGCGCAAAGAAACGGAAACACCAGACCGGGAACCCTGCAACAGTCAACCAGAGGAAGAAAGTATATAAGCTTGCAGAGGAACTTGGCTGGACAAAGAAAGCGAGGATCAACGGCTTCTGCAGGAGAATGTTTGGTGTGGAAAGTGTGGACTGGCTGAATTACATGCAGTGTTCAGACCTGATCGAAGCATTAAAGAGCATGGTGGAAAGGATGGAAAAAGAGGATGGAAAATGACAAGGAATTGCTAATGCGGCAGCCGGATGGGACGGAAGTGGAATTTGAAAAAGCTATTGTGGTCAATCTGCAGGGGAAATATGATGCGTCCGTACACTTTTTTAATTGTGAAGCAGAGGATTTCCTGAGTGCCGCATATGCAGTGCTTACTATTTTGGACAAGTTTGGAATAAAAGACGAATTTCTCAGCCGGTACGATGAAAATTCCTCAAATTGTAAAATCTATGGAGGAAGATACAATGGCGGAGATGAAGATTGTCCGGAATGAGAAAGGCGTATTTTTGGAATTCAAGGATGCGGATATGACGGACCGTGCAGTGATGTGTGGTGCACTCCAGCAGACCATCGGACTGGAAGCTTATAAGCGCGGCATGAGCATGGATGATGTGAGGGATAACATGCTGGAACTGCATCTTAAGGCAATGGAGCAGTTGAAAGAACAGGCAGACAGAGAGGAGAGCGGAAATGGCAGCTAAGAAAAAGAGAATGACACAGAAGGAGAAGGATTTCAACAGAAAGTATAAGAAAGAACTGCAGGAGAAAGGGCTGATCCCTCCAGATAAAAAGAGACTGAACAGGAAAAAGTTCATAGAGGAAGCAGTGAGTGAATGGAATGACAGGGATTCAGACTGTTATATATGGGATTTCTATCTTATGAGAGCTGTTGGATATATGACAGCACAGGTAGGGCGGAATTTGAACCCGACACCGGAAGCGGTCGGAGTTGCAAAGCTGTTAAAGGCAGCCATGAAACTGAAGGAGTTCCAGGACAAGATCAAAAGTGAGGGGCGCGAGGATTACACGATTACAGAGGAATATGAGTATATCAAGGAAGTCCTCAAAATGTAGGAGGTGAGGAAATGCGAAAGAATGTCTATTATTGTGACCGCTGTGGATGTCAGTTGGAAGATTCCGGTACCAAGATCGTGCCACATTACTTTGACTTTATTACCGAAGATCTGACAGTACCGATAAATAAGGACATGGAAAACAGACACTATTGCATTGACTGTACCATGGAAGCATTGGAGTTTCTGGAACCGAAAAAGAAGCCAGAAAAGAAGCTGGAAGAAAATGTACAGAAAAAACCTTTGGATTCCGGAAAAGTCATGGCACTGCATAACGCGGGATGGGATAATGCCAAGATTGCGGATGAGCTGGGTGTAAGAGAACGGCAGGTTTACATGTGTATTTATTATCAGGAGAACAAAAAGAGCCTGACACAGGAGGAAAATCATGAGTGAGAGATATAAAAAACTGACAAGCCACGGAGCGATCAGCATTCCGGTGGCAATGAGAAGAGATATCGGACTGCAGGGCGGTGATCCTATGCAGGTATCACAGGAAGGCGGCAGGATCATCATTGAGTCATATGTTCCACGCTGCGTTTTCTGTGGGAATACAGAAAACGTGAAGAAATTTGAAGGAAAGGGAATCTGTGCATCCTGCGCACGGAAAGCAATCGCACTTTTGGAAGGAGGGGAAGACTGATGTATGAAAATGAGAATGTGGAGCAGCTTGTAAGCCAGGCAATAGCACTGGACAAGGAACAGAAATACTGCAAAAGAAAACTTGATACAGTAAAAGCAAAGCTCCAGAGCAAGGGACTTGCAATGATCGATGATAGAAATGTGAAATATATCAAGTTTTATTCAGAAGATGGCTCTGTAGCAGTCGGGGACAGTTATAAAATGGACGTCCTGCGACCGGATAAATTAAAAGATATCCTGTCGGAAGAACTCTGGATGGCGAAAGTGAAGGAGAGCACTGAAACAAAGTATTCTTACGATCCAAAGTTTGAGCAGATGTTGAAGGCTGTTTTTACGGGAGATTATACGTTTGAGTGCAGTCTTGAAGAATTTCTTGATGAAATGTCCGTTAAACCGGACAGTAAACAGAAAAAATTGCTGCTTAAGAAATTAAAAGGCGATTATGCAAAAGACAGGGAGACGCTGCTGAGTGTATTCGGCTACGAAGATGATGACACTGCTCCGGATTTTGAGGTGGAGCTTTATTATATCTACAAGATTAAAAATGGAGAGCTTATCCGGGCATTTATTCCGGAGGAGTGTCTGTCACAGACGATCGAGGACATCAAGAAGTGTCTGATCGTCGAATCCAAAACAAGTATCACTATTGATTATGACAATGAATAAGGAGGAAGAGTCATGAGTGAAATTTCAAGTGAAGCAAAAAAAGCAGGTGTTTTAGATACGGAAAAACCGGTATCTGAAATGACAGAGGAAGAATTAAAGGCTTTCCGTACATCGTTTGATCCAGACGAGATGGGATTTGATGGAACAGAAGGTATTGATGAGGAGGGTGAGAGCAATGGCAGTAACTAAACCGGAAGTACATAGACTGATCTCAAAAGTTAATTTTTCCGATTCCAACCGCAAGCCGGAGCAGATCAAGTATCTGGTAAAGCATTATGTAGGTGCAACCGGCGGAGCAGAGGCAAACTGTAAATATTTTTACGATAAGTTCCGCGGAGCTTCTTCACACTTCTTTGTAGGTCACAACGGCGAAATCTGGCAGTGTGTTGAGGAAAACGATACTGCATGGCATGTAGGAGCTTCCAAGTACAAGCATAAGGAATGCCGGAACAGCAACTCTATCGGCGTAGAACTGTGTGTGAAAAAGGATGCTGACGGCAAGTGGTATTATACGGAAGAAACCAAGAAGGCAGCGGTTCAGTTATTCGCCTATCTGATGGAAAAGTATAATATTGACGCAGACCATGTCCTCAGACATTATGATGTTACCGGAAAGGCATGCGGAGAACCGGATGTCCGCAAAGGCAATAAGGAATGGGCACAGTTCAAAAAGGATATTGTCGAGTATGGGAAAGAAGCAGAACCGGAACAGCCAACAGCACCGGAGCAGACGACTGCTCCAACACAGAATGCAGGTGTTCCGTATACGATTGTTACGACGTGTGATTCTCTTATGATCCGTTCCGGCGCAAGCAAGATCTATAAGATAGTCGGTCGCATCCGGGAATCAGAAGGTAACAAAAAAGAATACACCATTGTGGAAGAAAAGAATGGATGGGGCAAGTTAAAGAGCGGTGCAGGCTGGATCTCACTGGCATACACCAAGAGAGTATAGAAAGGCTGGTCTTAAATGAAAGAGGAACTGTTAAATGAATTAGTGAGCGAGACCAGAATGGAAGATATTTCAGAACGTTACAGGGAGATTGCAAAGCTCATAGGAATAGACAACTTTGTAAAGCTCAGCAACTACGCAAGAGGCGACGAGATTTATTTTCCAAAGGTTGAGAGCGTGGTCAGTCCTGCAAGAAACAGACGAATCAAAAAGGAATTTAATGGTTCCAATGACAAGGAACTGGCAAAAAAATATAATCTCACTTTGAAACAGATATGGAACATCCTGAAGGATGAGCCGCCTGCAGGACAGATGTCTTTAGATGAATGGCTCGGTTGATCATGATCACCGACGCAGTCTGACAGCTGGTGCATCAGAGAGTAAAAAATAAAGCGTGGAGATACGGTGTGATTTCCACGCTTTTATTAAAAATTAGAATTTGAGGTGTTAAATATGACCAGAGAAGAAAAAGAATATATTTTCCATAATATGAGAAATGCTGTTGTACAACCTAGCGAACCCATGAACCTTGAAGAAATGAGAGCCTATATAAACGGATACGAGGATGCAAGAAATGCATTGTTCGACATTGTTGATACGTGCTATCGTAGCATGAAAACTGATTAACTAAACTGAACTTTAACGGAGGTGTTGAAAACATGGATAAAACAACCCTGAAGTTTATAACTGTAATAAAAAATGGTGAAGTAAAACATATAGGAAAAAGCATTATCAGACAACCGGAAGTCAAGTTTGGAGGTGGATCAATAAAATGGTTTGACGATAAGCAGTTAGTGAAAAAATAAAGGAGAGGAGACATGTTAAAAAGAGAATATAAAAGAAGAGAACCGACAAAGGAGGAAAGAATATTTTTAAAGTCGAGAGGACTTATACCGGACAACTGGCTAATATTGTACGAAAATAAAAGTGAATTAGCGGTTGTTAGCAGAAGGAAATCATACCGGAAAGTATTAAAAAAACCAAGAAAGAAATTGATAAAAAAGAAGAAAGAACTATGTTAACAGTAATGGGATTTAACGGAAATGAACTGAACTTTAGAATCACCGGCACAGTTCATCAAGGCTGACAGCTAGTGCATCAGAGAGTTTGATAAGCGTGGAGACTCTTCCGTCTCCACGCTTTTCTAAATCCTCAATGGTGCGCACTGGTACGCCGGAAAGATTGGAAAGTTCCGGTACAGATAATTTTTTTTCTTTTCGGATTTCTTTCAGCTTCATAAAAATACTCCTAAAATAAATAATGATATAACGCAGTCACAAGTATGATCGGAAGAATAAATAAAAAGATACGGATCATGAGACCAGTAATCTCAAAAAATAAATTTTTTAATTCCCTCATATTGTATTCCTTGGGGATATGTGTTATTTTTTAATAAAGGGATGGGGCTTTCGCCCCGCTCCCTCTACTTTAATGAGTAGATGATGAAGAGTATCACACCGACCAGTGAAGATATCTTCCAAGCGAGCTTGATAAGTTGGTCTAGCAACTTATTGAGCTCTTTTGCTATCTCCGTCATCTCCTTGATTAGATCCCTCAAGGGCTCCACCTCCTTACAAGTATATAGTACCACGTAATTGCGTGGTTGTCAATAGAAAAAGCCATATTTTAAGCAGTTTCTCGCAATTTTTCACGGAAAATATTATCCAAAAATGGTTTCCCTAAACAGTCCAATAGAACAACCTTATAATCAGGTCATGACTTAGAAGTCATGACCTATTTTTTTTGCCTCTCATATGGTTCGTTGCCCTGAAACAAATATGAAGGAGCGTGATATTTTATGACAGAAATTTTGACAATGATTGGGATTGAAAATGCAACAAAAGTGATCGCATGGGTATTAGCTTTTATCAGTGTATCAGCGATCACAGTCTCATTGGTCACAGAAGGACTTAAGAGCATTAAGTGGATCAACCGTTTTCCAACAAAGCTTGTGTGCTATGTGGTGGCGATCACCCTCACAACACCGATGATGCTTGCACTGATGGCTTACATGAAAGTTCCGGTGGAATGGTACATGGTATTTGCTTCCTTCCTGGCATCGTTTGTGGTTGCAAAGGTGAGCATGTCCGGGTGGAATGATGTGAATGAGCTGTGTAAACGGCTGTTCAGGACAAAGTAAGGCGGTGCAGGAATGGATTATGTGATCACATTTTCGGATGTAATGGCGGGGCTGATGTCGATCGGACTTGGAGTGATCACTTTTTTTGTGAAAAAGTGGTTTGACAAGATGGAAAAGAAAGACGACGTTCTGCAGTCCGCAATTGAAAACACAACATCAACTTTGAATAAGAAGATCGAACAGGGCAACAAAGAGATTCAGGAGAAGATTCAGAAGAATGACGAGAAGGTGAATGAACGGATTGACAAGCTGGAGGAAAAGACCGGCAATGACATCCAGAACATCAGGCATGAGATCAATGACATTAAAGGCGATTTTGCAACAACATTTGTGCTACGCGAGGACTTCTTCCGCTCCATGAACGGAGTGGAAGACAGGATGAAGATCATTGATAACAAATTAGACAAACTGCTTCTGATGGGAAAAGAAAACAAGTGAGGTGAGGAGATTGACAGATTTAGAGCAGGCAGAGGTGCAGCATAACAAAGCCATCCGTGGATATATCATCCGCTGTCTCGTAAAAGGCTTTAACAACACGGCACTTACAAGGCAGATCTCAAATTCCATGATGGCGGCAGGGCTTATCCTTTCGCCGGACATTGGCAAACATCTCGATTATCTGGAAGATGCCGGATATATCGAGTACACAGATGAAAAAGTCACAGCATACACAGCATATGCAAAGGATGCCGTGATCAAACTCACAAAAGAAGGTGTTGACCTTGCGGAAGGCACAATTGAAGATCCGGGAGTTGATATCTGATGGCAAAGAAAAGAAACAGGACAAGAGTGAGTTCCAAGTTGGATGAGATCCCGGAAGATCTGAGATTGAAAGTAGATGTGATGCTGGCTGACACATCGAATACTTATGAATACATCAGCCAGTACTTAAAAGAAGAGGGATATGACATATCAAAATCGAGTGTTGGTCGCTATGCAATGCGTTCCAACACGGCAAGGCAGAGACTGCTGGAGGCACAGGCACAGACGGAGAAACTGATTCAGGTTGTAAAGGATAATCCAGATGCGGATTATTCAGAAGCTGCGATTCTGATGACCATGAACGGACTGATCAATAAGGTTGCAACCGCAGAAGAAGAATTTCAGGAGATGCCGCTTGATAAGGCAGGGCGTCTGATCGCATCACTGTCCAGAACCAAGATATACAAGGATAAAGTGAAGCAGGACATGAAGAAAAAGGCTGATATTGCATTTCAGGAGATGGAAGCACAGATGATGGGCATTATCAAGAATGATCCTGTGATGGCAGAGCAGCTTAAGAATATTCTTACAACTGCAAAAGAGAGGATGTTGGAAGATGATTGATCTTGACGAGTGGATCACAGAACTTGATGAGGAACCCGATCAGGAGCTTGCCGATTATGAGGCATACCAGAAGCAGCTTTTTGAAGATTACGTTCTCAGAAAAAATGACAATCAGGAAAAAAGAAAGGAACTGTTAAAAAGATATCGGACTGGTGCTCCACTCACAGGAGAAAAAGGACTACGAAAGGAGCTGGCAGCGTTTGATCTTGGATATTTCGGTCGGGCATATCTGCCACACTACTTTGTAAGAAAATCCCCGAAGTTCCATGAGGAACTGGATGACATCTGGGAACACAGTGTCATGAAATCCTTGAATCCATTGAAAAGCGCAAAAGAGATCTCAGGGGAAAAAGGCTCACGGAATGTGATAGCAGCTCCACGAGGACACGCAAAAAGTACAAACCTGACATTCAAGGATGACCTTCATGCAACACTTTATGTTTATAAGCACTATATCCTGATCCTATCGGATTCTTCTGATCAGGCAGAAGGATTTTTGGATGAGATAAAGACGGAACTGGAAGAAAATGCAGCCATTATTGAAGATTTTGGGCAATTAAAAAGTGATAAGGCATGGAGAAGTAATGTCATCGTTACTAAAAATAATGTCAAAATCGAGGCAATTGGTTCAGGAAAGAAAGTCCGTGGTAGAAAGCACAAGAACTGGAGACCAGATCTCATTGTTTTGGATGATATCGAAAATGATGAGAATGTTAATACACCGGATCAGCGGAAGAAACTGAAATCATGGTTTGAAAAAGCCGTGTCGAAAGCCGGAGACACCTATACAGACATCATGTATATCGGAACAGTGCTCCATTATGATTCACTGCTTAACAATGTGCTTAAAAATCCTAGATACCATGTAAAGAAATACCGTGCGGTCATTTCGTGGGCAGCCAATCAGAAGCTTTGGGATGAATGGGAAGAAATTTATACCAATCTGTTGGATGAGAAACATGAAGACCATGCACAGAAGTTTTTTGATGAACACCGTAAGGAGATGCTGGAAGGGACAGAGATACTCTGGGAAGACAAGCTTTCCTATTATGATCTTATGGAAATAAGAGTGACTGAGGGTGAGGCTTCCTTTAACAGTGAGCTGCAGAATGATCCGATTGATCCTGAAAGTGCAACCTTTAATGAGGAATGGTTCGATTATTATGAGCCGGAGCAGGTGGACTTTAAGAGCAGCAACTTTATTTTCGTGGGTGCAAACGATCCGTCGCTTGGAAAGAATAAGAAATCTGACACGAGCGGTATCATTGCTCTCGCACTGGATCTGGCTACTGGATATATGTATGCCGCTGAAGCTTCGATTGAAAAGAGAAAACCGGATGTCATAATCGACGACATCTTTGAGATGAACAAGCGTCTGAAAAGAGATTATGGAAAAGGCTTTTTCAAGTTCGGTGTTGAAACAGTACAGTTCCAGTATTACTTCAAGGAAGTTATGGCTCAGAGATCAGCAGAGCAGGGAGAGTATCTTCCAATCGAGGAGATACAGAGCTCTGCCAATAAGATGCTTCGAATTGAGTCATTGCAGCCAATCGTAAAAAATAAGTATCTGAAATTCAGGAGAGACCAGAAGACATTATTACAGCAGATGAAGGAATTCCCGATGGGAAGAAATGATGATGCACCGGATACACTGCAGATGGCAGTCCAGCTGGCACAGGCAGTCAAGTCAACTGCGACACATGGAAAATACAAGAGCCTGATCAAACGCAAGTTCCGCATGGGAAAGGGCGCTTATTAGGAGGGAGCGA